TTAGAGCTAGACACAACTGTGCTAATCCAGGACCAAGAACAAAAGCACGTTACTGGAGTTGCCGTAAGTGGTAAATGACAGTGCTAGTAGATGATAAAGACGTTTGGTGTAAGGTTCACCCCAACGATCTATGGATTTATGACAAATTAATTGTAGCAAGAAAGTCTGGTTATCTTGCTGGTCCAGCTGGTGTGTCTGTTCCCCGTGCAGACTGGTATATTGTACGTCCCATAACAAACATTCGTATGATGAGTAGAGGCGCAAGCCGTAAATGGCTAACACCTGAACTAGACTCTGTACCTGATGGATATTTCTGGAGTGAAATGTTTATAGGTGATCATATCAGCGTAGACTATCATTACGGACGACAAAGCACTACAGTACAGGGATTCAGAGACTCGGATAGATTAGATAGATTCTGCAAATGGTCTAGAATAGAAATTACTATGCCATTTCCAAAGATACTACACAATCTACACTCAATGTATAAATGGATCAACGTGGAATACATCGACGGTAAGATTATAGAAATACATACTAGATACAACGACGACTTTAGTAATCATTCTGCTAACACTATAATTCCTGTATGGAATGATAATCCTATACCACAACCCGTAGGTTCAAGTTGGTACGAGTCACCCAGTGCAGATAGACTGGGATTCTGGATCTTAGATAAATAGATTATAAGGATACTTAGGATACTTAATTATGAAAAAAATAATCTCAATACTATTACTGTCTCTATGCACAGTAGCTGGCGCACAAACAGCACCAAAAGAAAAACCTATGGTTGTCTATGACTGGAAAATTAACCGTGTTGTAGATGGAGATACTGTAGAAGTTGCCACACCTTGGGTACCAGATCCGCTGGCTAAGAAGATGAGCATTCGCGTATTCGGAGTTGACACTCCAGAAAAAGGACACAGAGCAATGTGTCCTAGTGAAGCTCAACGTGGTGAAGCTGCCACAGCGTTTACTAAGAAAGTTATTACTGAAAGCAAAACAGCTAGAGTAGCAATTCTAAGTTGGGACAAGTATGGCGGACGTATGCTAGGTGATATTATCCTAGATAATAATGTTAGCTTACGTGGATTATTGATTAAGAACGGCTTTGCTCGTGAATACTACGGTGAAGCAAAACAAAGCTGGTGCAACTAATCAAGTTAACGATGCCATTCGGCATAGATACGATTTTTAGTATCCCATAAACATTCGACTAGTCTAAAGTTAAACTTGTCTGCTAGTCGAATGTGTTCATCAATACTCCAAGGATAAAACACAATTTGTTTACATTCTTCATTGTTATGGTCCTGTAAGCCAGGATTACAACGCCAATAGATTCTTGCTTGTGGTTTAAGCAATGTTATAATTTTAGCAATCTGACCTTCGATGTTATTGACATCACCAAAGTTAATACTACCTAAACAAAATGCTACATCAAACTTTGCATCTGTTGTGAATTCGTCTATGGTACATTTAATATCAGCTTGGTCAAATGCTGGGTCAATGCCTAGTAAGTTTGGAATATGTCCTTTGAAAGGATTTGCTCCACAGCCAATATCAATAACAGTTTCACCCGGTTGTATTTTAGATATTAAAGAAATACCTGTTTTGTCAAATTTTGTAATGTCTCCATTTTTACGATGCCATACTTTACTGAAATAATTGTTTAAATATTGTTGATCTACATTCATAGCGATATTTATATGACACTACCTAAAAGAATCTTTTTTACTGGCGTACCGGGCAGTCGCTGGAGCGGAATCGCTCAAACGCTAGAGTCAATGCCTTACTTTAACACCACTGACAGAACTAGAGAACGTGAATATCTACATAACGGATTCACTGGACACAAAGGTGCTTACTTTGGCCGCATGATGGAATTCGAAGCAACGTTAGATTCTGACTATATTGATCAAGCGTGGGCATACAAAAGCGTTGGCACTAAATTAGTTAAAAGTCATGACTGGGCTTATAGTTTAGATAAAATTAAATCTATGTTTCCCAATGATTGGATTATGTTAGTGTATCGAGACAATGCCGCTAGTTTTAAATGGTGGAAAGAAGCAGGTGGATGGAATATTAAATATCCTAGTTATCTTGCTTATCAAAATGATGTTATTATGACTCGAGAAATTGAATGGCAAAATACTGCTATTAGAAACTTTGCTGAACGGCAGGGATTGCTTTGGGATAAGTTTGATAGTGACTGGATTAAACAGCATTTTGATATGGATGTCGAAGTAGAACGACTGTGGAGTGACATTTTTGTCACTGTATTAAAATGAAACGAGATCACGTATTTTATATCAAGTATGCCAGCGCATTGACGATTCTTTGTGCTATGGTATTACATGTTTTAGGTATCACTCCTTGGAACAGTATTGTTCAAATGATCGGTGCCGCTGGTTGGATATATGTAGGATTTAGGTGGAATGAGCGAGCTTTGATCTTGAACTTTCTGCCGCAATATGCTATAATTATACCAGGACTCGCATATCTTTATTTTAAATAGGAGTAGCAATGAAGATTATTAAATTTTTAGCATTAATGCTATTATCGCTTTCAGCACAGGCCTGGGAGCCGACAAAACCAGTTACCGCAGTTATTGGCTTTGCGCCAGGATCGGGTAATGAATTAAGTTTTAGAGGATTCAGTAGCTTGATTGAAAAAGCAAATCCTAAAATTAATTTTATTGTAGAAAATAAACCGGGCGGAGATGGTACAATTGGCATGAATCATTTTGTTAAATTACCAAATGATGGGCATCATATCTATATTGCCAGTCATCAAGGTATATGGGTTACCAGCGAGTACGCATATCAGGACACTAAAAAATATACATTAGACGACTTTGAATATGGATTGACATTGGCTAAAAGCCCGTTGGCTATTATTGCACACGAAAGTAGTCTAACTAGTACTCCAAAAGAATTTATGGATCGTATGAAGAATACTACTACTCCTATTAACATTGCCGCTGGTAGCGGAGCACACAAACTTGCATATGAATATATGATGTATAATATCAAAGGAAACAAATCTTTAATTAAAACAATTCCTTACAAAGGTCCTGCACAGGCCGGACAGGATGTATCAGGTGGTCACATTGAGTTTGGAATTATTCCTGTTGCAGTAGCTAATACATTAGTTAAATCTGGCAAAGTTAAAATTATTGCTCTTACCAGTGAATATAGATTAGATGGATTAAAGGATGTTCCATTAATGAAAGACTATGTTCCAGGTATGAATGTATATGCCGCTTGGGGTATTATATTCCCTAAAGGAACAAAGCAAGAAATTATTGACTGGTACGTTACTATGTTTCGTAATGCTATAAATAGCAGTGAAGGTCGGCAATTCATTAAAGATAATTTAATGTTTGCGGAAATTAAAGAACAAACTCCTGTTGGATTTAAAGCCAGCATGATGTCATTGCGTAAGCAATGGATTCCAATTATCAACGAAGTAGGTTGGAATCAATAAGAACACTCTACCTTAGGACCTTTGCGTTATAAGAGTGTAGGCGGCTGCTGCCTAAAATGTAAGTTACGCCAGACTTCATTTAAAGTGAGCATTAATTTTGGATAATATGTTTACAGAAAAAGTTACTTGGGTGCATCACTGGAGTGATCGTACATTTAGTTTTAAATGCACCCGCAATACAGCATTTAGATTTGTTGCCGGCGAATTTGCTATGATTGGTTTAATCATTGACGGTAAGAGAGTTATCAGAGCATATAGCATTGTCAGTCCTCCTTGGAGTGAGGAACTAGAATTCCTTAGTATCAAAATACAAGACGGCGAATTAACCAGCAAATTACAGCACATAGAAATTGGCAGTGAAGTTGTTATCATGCCTAAATGCACAGGCACATTAGTAAACTCAGCATTAACACAGGGAGGAGAATTGTGGATGTTGGCCACAGGCACCGGGCTTGCTCCTTTTATGAGTTTGATCCGTGATTTAGAAACATTGGAAACTTGGACGAAGATACACGTTGTCCATAGTGTTAGACATAGTTCAGATTTAGCGTATAATACAGATTTAATATCAGCTTTTAAGGATCATCCCCAAGACGGAGAATTGCACGAAATGGTTGATGCCGTATTAGAATATCATCCTATACTTACGGGGCAAGGCAATCCTAGAATCACAGAACAACTTGTGTCAGGTAAATTGCCTGTAGATGTTAGTCAAGATAAAATTATGGTCTGCGGTAATTTAGAATTTAATCATCAAGTCTCAGATTGGTGTCGATCAAAAGGCATGACGGAAGGCAGTCTCCGTGAACCAGGAACATTTGTTGTAGAAAGAGCGTTTGTAGAAAAATGAAAACATTAATATTAGTAGCTTTACCTGAAGAACTGGATAAGAATCTAGTTGATTGCCCTGTAGTTTATACAGGTGTAGGCTTATCGAATGCCGCAATGAATGCTACATTAGCAATAATGCAACATAGACCTAAGTTAGTTATTAACTACGGTAGTGCTGGCAGTTTAAAAGGTATTGCCGGACTTAATAGTGTAACCAGTGTTTGCCAACGTGATGCTGATTGTAGCCCTTTACGGGAAAGAGGCTATATGCTGGGTGAAAATGTACTTTACTATCATAGCCAAGAAGTTGGTGTTCGAGTAGGATCAGGTAATAATTTTGTTACAAATCCAGATGCTTGGACTTTAGAGCATTGTGATTTAGTAGATATGGAACTATGGAGTATTGCCAAAGTATGTGAACACGTTAAAGTACCTTGGATTAGCCGTAAATGGGTCAGCGATAATGCTGACGGAGAAGCAGGTGCTACGTGGGAAGATGCGTTACTAGCGGGGCAAACAGAATTCGTCAAATGGTTTGAATCTTTCAAATAAGGTAAATAGTAGTACAATGTTGGGAGATAAACATGACTACGAGTATACAATATATTGCAGGCCCGAGAGGTTTACAAGGCCCTGCTGGAACAAGAGGATTACAAGGACCTAGAGGTCCACAAGGTATTGCCGGGCAGCCAGGTCCAACTGGACTTAGAGGTCCACGAGGATTTCCAGGTGCTGTTATCGAAACAGATGGTGGTTCAGCGGCTACCGTTTTCTCAACAAACGATTTAGAATTAGATGGGGGCGATGCAAATGGCTAATAAAATGCAAATTAGAAGAGATTCAGCAATAAACTGGACAACAACAAATCCAACACTAAGCCAAGGTGAAATGGGTTATGAATTAAATACTGGTAAACTTAAAATTGGTAACGGTGTAGATGCTTGGGCAGATTTAGATTATTTTGATGACCAAAATGGTAGTTATAATGATTTACGCGACTTGCCTTTCTCTGATCCACCGCACGTCAGCGATATTGCCAATGCTGCCAGCGAAGCATATGTTAATAATGCTATCACAGCATTAAAAGCAGGTGCATCAAGTGCTTTAGATACATTAAATGAACTAGCAACAGCATTAGGTAATGATGCTAACTTTGCAGGAACAATCGCAACACAATTAGGTTTAAAAGCAAATAGCGCGGATTTAGCCGATGTTGCTACTAGCGGTTCATACAACGACTTACAAAATAAGCCAACATTGTTTGATGGGGTTTATGGAAGTTTAACAGGTAAGCCAACATTGTTTAGTGGCGACTACAACAACTTATCAAACAAGCCAGTATTGTTCACAGGCGACTATGATGACTTAACAAGCAAGCCAACATTGTTTAGTGGTGACTATGACGACTTAACAGATAAGCCAACATTGTTCAGCGGTGACTATGATGACTTGACACACAAGCCAACATTGTTCAGTGGCAACTATGATGACTTGACAAGCAAGCCTGTATTGTTTAGCGGCAACTACAATGACTTGACTAACAAGCCAACATTGTTTAATGGTGTTTATGGAAGTTTAACAGGGCGTCCAACATTGGCTGCAGTTTCTGCAACTGGTGAATATACTGATTTATTGAATAAGCCAGAACTTGCAACAGTGGCTACTAGTGGTGCTTATGCTGATTTAGGTGGTAGACCAACATTAGCTACTGTAGCAACAAGTGGCAGTTACGCTGATTTAACAGGTAACCCGGTTGTTGGTTCTATATCAGTTGGTGATGGTACTGCTTTAAATCCAAGTATTGTATTCACAACTGATGGTGGCGTTGATTCTGGATTCTATCATCCAGGTGATGGCATTATTTCTACATCAATTAATGGCGCTGAAAAAGTTCGTGTCGATAACGGCGGTGTACGAGTAGAAGGCTTTGTCAAAGTTGCTCAAGTCAGTGGCAATTTACCTAGCCCACCTGAAGCCGGTATGATTGTATTAGATGGTACAACATTCAAAGGCTACAATGGTAGTGCTTGGGTTAACTTAAACTAATCCACAAAGCCCACTGAAGTGGGCTTTTTCACCACTAAAATTTGTTGACATTGTCATGATGTTAGCGTATAATACTAGAATACATATATGTTTGATTAGCGTTGGCTAATCCCTATTGAGATTGTACAGGTTGTGCTGTGCCGTCAGAGTCTTAGGTTATGTACGTCAGGAACTAACGAAAGGTTCTAAAAGATTGCGGCTCTGTGAAACAGATACAACCGCAGATATTTACAATTTCGCTGTATGGGATTGTGAAATCACCGCTGACAGTCAAGTCTTGAGTAAGGGGTACAGGTCAACCGCCTCTGTTCTTATCCAAATAAGAAATCTCATCAATACAGTATGAAAGCAGGACTCACGAAATGTTTTTATTTTTTGCCGGTAAACGGCAAATTATGACCGAATCTACGAAATATTTAACCAGCATTATACCACAATCCCGAACCATAAAGAGAATAGAAAATTGCTTCGAATACGAAGTATGAAGAAGCAAATGTGCAAAGCACATAGAAAAGTGCTTGTAATATATGGATAGTTATGACTAGACAATTCAGGTAAATAATTTTATGTTAATAGAAGAACTGATAGACGAATACCGAATGACCAGAAGTCATGACCCATCAGGTCATATTGCTACAGGTGATCGTTTAAAATCACAACTTAAACGTGTTAATACTCCATTAACTGAGTTTGAAGTGCGTTACAAAAAAGACAATCAATATCACGATTATTTCTTATACAATAAAGAGACTGGTAGATGTGTAGGGTTGTTTACTATAGAAGACACAGGCGCTAAACTAAAAGGCATTAAACCTGGAATAAGAGCAGTTACTCCCCATATGGCATTAGCACCAGAAGCACAACGTCGAGGCATAAGCACTCTAGCATATACAACATTTTTACAAGGCGGTCCTTGGGTATTTGTAACCAGAGAACATACAAAGGCTGCTTCCAAACTATGGGATAGTATTGCCACTGGAAATATTATTAGTTTCTATATTAATGGAAAAACAGGAGAAAAGGTCAATAATCCTGGTCCTCAAGATATAAGAATGTTAGGTCCTGCAGACAGATTTATTGAAACAAATGTTTAATTTGTAATAAATACTAACTATATATTGGAGTTAGTATGATTTTAAACGAAGGCGGTAATGTATTTGCTGATGCCACACCTTTTGACCATAAAGATGTACCTGCTATATTAAAAACAGTTAATACAGCATTACAAGGTACAGGAATTACAGTTATTCCTGTAGGATCAGCCGCATCACCTAAACCAGGTCGACAAAGTGGCGATATGGATGTACTAGCAGATGAAGCCGCAGTAATGAATCACTTTGGTGCTAAGGATGCTAAGTCTGCTAGAAAAGCATTAAATGATTATATCCGTAGTCAAGGTTTAGATACAGCACAAACTGGTATTAATGTACACGTAAATGTTCCAGTGGGTAATGAACATCATCAAGTCGACATTATGGTAACTGCTAACGCAGGTCAAGTTTCTAAATTTCATACACATAATATTCCTCAAGGAAGCCCATATAAAGGCGTAAACAAACAATTACTTTTAGCTATACTTGCTAAGAGCAAAGGCTATATGTGGAGTGCTTGGCAAGGCCTATTCACTCGTGATAGTCTAGGTAAGAAAGCAGATTTTGTCACTGATGACCTAGCAAAGATTGCAGAAGTATTAACTGGTCGTGCAGATCCAGCAGTATTAGGTAGTGTAGAAAGTATATTAGCCGCATTACCACAAGATCAAGCCGCAGAGTTATTAGCCAAAGGCCGAGCAGATCCTAACTGGAAAGAAGTTAAACAAGAAAGCAGAGTTGGTACTAACGAATGGTTCCGTAATATGTTAAACCGACTATGAGATTATTAGAATTAAAAGAATTACTGGAAGCAGTAGATCCTAAATTAGGACGAGCATTTAATCACTTAGAGGATCTAGTATTCTTTTATGGTAGCAAAGGTGCGATAGAAGCACTAGAGCATTTAAAAGATATGAACACAGAGCAAGGTAGCAATAGTGTTCGTATGAAATGGGATGGTAATCCTCAAATCTATTGGGGTCGTGAGAATGGTGTGTTTATTCCTCCTCACGGACACGCACAGTGGAGCAAAGGTGTAATGCCAAGCTCAAGTAAAGATGTTGCAGATTATATTATGAGCACCGGCAAAGCTGTTACACCAGAAGAAGTCAGTGCTCGTCAACAGTTTGCAGATAAGTTTGCTAGTTTAGCACCATTGTTTGAACCTGGTACACCGGAAGAGCTAGATGGCAGTAACACATTCTATGTATATGCTGATGCGTTATTTTTAGCACCACCCGAGTTAGTAGATGGTGTTTATAGTTTCCATCCTAATCCAAAAAGTAACACAACATATCACGTTCGTGCTGACAGTGAATTGGGTCGTAGAATAGCACAGGCAGAAGTTATGGTTGTTGGCCACGCTTACTTTACTGAGCACGGACAACCAGACAGCGCACAAATACCTATCAATGATTTTACAATGTTTAATGTTAACCCTCAACTAATTGTATTAGGACCAGTATATAATGTAGCACCTGTCAAAGTTGATAACACTATGATAGATCAAGTAGAACAACATATTAAACAATATGGCAATCAAATTGATACATTGTTACAAGGTGTTGCTGGATTAAGTGATTTAAAACAAATCATTTACACTTATGTAAATCAAAGTGCCAAAGCTAAACAATTAGATAATGTAAGCACACCACATTTTATTCAATGGATGACAACTAAAGTCAGTGCTCCTAAGCAGGCTAGAATAAAAGATTTAGATCAAAGTCACGGAAATGTATTAGACGAAATGTTTAAAATTGTTCGTGCTATACAAATATTAAAAGACAATGTCATTGACCAAATTGAGTCAGGACCTAGAGCAGATATCTGGGACACGAACGGAGAAGGTCGTGTCCGTTATGCGGATCAAAATAAACAATTCGGCAACGTGAAGTTTGTACCGAGAAAGCGTTGGACACCACAATGAGAGTAAATGAATTAGATACCACGGCACCAAAGACTAGTGTAAAACAGTTACCTGGTTACGATAGTTCAAACCCGTTACATTCTACTTGGAGTCGAGTATTCAGTAGACAAACGTACGAAGCAAAAAGAAAAGGCTTCGCAGTAAACATAACAGCAGCCGATGCATGGAATGTTATCAATGAACAAGGCTGGCGATGTGCATTAACAGGAGTGGCATTTGTACCAGCTGGAACAGCAAGTCCTAATCAAGCAAGTTTAGATAGAATAGATTCTAAACAAGGTTATATACATGGCAATATTCGTTATGTAACTTATCGTGTAAATATGTTTAAGAAAGATTGGCCGGATGATGTATTTTTTGCTCTTTGTAAACAAATTGCGTCTCACGTAGGATAAAAAGAAATTATGAAAATAAATCAAGTATTAGTAGAAGCAGAAGGCGCCACAGTAGCATTTGCTTTTGGCAGATTTAATCCTGCACATCAAGGTCATATTGAAGTATGGCGCACAGTAGAAGACTCGGGTAAAAACTGGTTTGTTGGAACTAACCCAACTACTATTGGACCAAACGATCCGTTAACCTTTGAACAAAAGTCAGAGTGGATGGAAGAGATTTATCCTCCTATTCAAGGACATATTGTAGCACAAACAACAGTATTATCATTAGCGGCTTATATCTTTAACAAATTGCGTAAGAATGAAAATGCTACAATCGCGTATGTCACAGATGATACTGATTGGGCATGGAGTGGTAAGTTATTAAATCAATACAATGGTGTTGAAGGCAGTCACGGTTATTACAAATTTGCACAGATTATTCACGTACCAAGTCCACGTGTAAGCAGTGCCACAGCATTACGTGATGCGGCTCGTGCTGATGATCGAGTTGCTTTCTATCACGCTAGTGGTACAGATCCTAAACTAAAAGTTGCAGGTAAGTCATACTTTGACACAGTTAAAGAAGCCTGTGAGAAATATCCATTGCCAGTTAAACGTGCTAAGAAGGTTAAAGAGCCAGTTGTAGCAGAAGCTATTAATCCTGATATCCTTAATCCTAAGTTTAGTCATAGACAAGAAATTGGAGATTTTACATATACTGCAAGTACAGAGCAAGCTAAACAGTATCGATGGGAGCCGTATCCAGGTGCTCCAGTATTTGATGCAGATACTAATCCTTACTATATAGTCACTTGGTTGAATATTAAATGTTTTGACAACAATAAACAAATTGCTCTAGCTATATTTGAAGTTAAAGGCAATGAAAAAAATCAGCAGTGGTTAGAGAGTTATCAGACCAGTGTTGACAAATCATATCGAGGTCGTGGAATTGCATCGTCTATGTATGCTTATGCTAAAATGTTAGGAAACGATGTCAAGCCTAGCTCAAGTCAAAGTGATCAAGGTCGAAGTATGTGGAAAGCGTGGAAAAAGTCTGGAGATGCTAAACATCTTACTACGATGTCAACACCGGTAGGAGAAAATACAGAGCAAAAAACAGTAGCCAAGACTTGGGATCAAATGACACCTCAAGAAAAGATCAGTGGCGTTAAAGGTCGCACAGTATGGAACGAAAAGACTAGAAAATATTACACAGTATTCGATGTTCCTGCAAAACAAGAAACAACTGAAGCAAGTTTAGCTACTATGCGTGATTACTTTGCAGGTGATGAAAAAGCTCGTGATCCCTATGAAATAACTAAACAGCGTTTACATTTTAGTAAAGATAAAGATAAAAAACCAACTGTAGATAAAAGATTTAGAAGTCAAGAAGAATACGAACAGTGGCTAATACAAAATCATCTTAAACATATAACACCTATTAAAGAAGATGAAGAAGCAGGAGAAGTTAAAAAGACTGGACAACTTATTCCATTTCCAGCAGGGACAACTAAAGTTCACGTAAGTGATGTCTATGATTGGTACAAGTTAGGTATGGTTATCAGTGACTTAGATGATGCTGATCCGAAGATGTTTGGTCAAGGTGCTCCGCAAACTGTTATTGCGTTTGGCAGCGAAGAAGAAGAAAGTAAATTACTTCCTTTACTAAGTCGTCTAGGACTTAAAGTAGATGATATAGACCTGGAATACACGGATATAGATGAAGCATATGATGCTAATTCATTATATGAAATGCTTACTAAGAAAAATGATTAAACGAGTAGATCAAACTTATACAACTATTGATATTATCGTAGATGACTACGATGAAAAGATTATCAGTGAATTAAAACATCGCTATCCGGTGTTAGCAGTAGCACGGGTAAATGCTACTAAGTTTAACAAAGATTCTACTAACTTGTTAAAGTTTTATCTATATCATTGGATATTTGATAACTATGAATCTGCAATTTTTGATATAAACAATTATTACAATAAATATACTATCACAACGAAAGTCGTAGCATGAAATACTTAGAATTAAAAGAACAACTACTCAACGAAATTAATATGAGCCCAAGTGCTCTGCGTCGTGCTGCCAAAGATATTGGTGCTAAAGCAGGCATGGAATTTGAAATGATTGTTCCTGGAGCAAATCAAGGTGATGATGATTACGACGATGACTATCGCGAAACAGACTACGAAGCAGATGAAAGCGTAAACAGTATTCAAGAAGCATTTGATTTCTTCTATGACGGCGATTTTAATAGTCGTAGAGACTGTGAACGCCTTCGTGACAAAATGACCGAAGATTATCAGGAATGGTTAGGCGATCAAGTCGGCGATCGTTGGGAAACAGATAAAGATGAAGCTATATATGATTGGTTACGCTACAATGCCGCACCCAGTGATGTGTTCGGTATATTAGATGTAAAAGAAGATGAAAATGGTAACTATCCAGATCCTTCTAAAGAAGATTATAGAAACGCTGCCGCAAAAGTCTCAGAAGATCAAATCAATCCATGGTACGAAGAAGCTGAAGAAGATTTCCGTGATAATTTTTACGGCAATGCTGACATGGAAAGTGAATGGTTAGAACATGAAGCCATAGAAACTATGCAGGACGTTGAAACTAGATATAATATAACTTGGCCTCATTACACTACTCCAGAAAGAGAAACAGGAGGAGTTAGCATAGAGGATGCCGCTGATAGTTTTAGTCGTGGTATTGGTAAAGAAGTACAGGCCAGTAATAACTATCATAGCCGTAGTATAACAAGACC